CATATACTGGTTCCAACTGTACAGTGTCATCAATGTTTGACTTACTAGTTGTAGATAATTAAAATTTATGAGAAATGATGATATTTACTTAGGTAATCCGCTACTTAAGAAAGCGAATGTACCTATTGAATTTACTCAGGAACAGATTGAGGAGTTTATTAAATGTAAGAATGATCCTGTATATTTTGCAAAAAATTACATTAAAATTATTTCTCTCGACGAAGGTTTAGTTCCATTTGACATTTACCCATTTCAGGAGAAATTAGTTAATAATTTCCATAATCACAGATTTAATATCTGTAAGATGCCTCGACAGTCTGGTAAGTCCACTACTGTGGTTTCTTACCTTCTTCATTATGTGGTATTCAATGATAATGTAAATGTCGGCATTCTTGCAAACAAAGCGTCAACTGCAAAAGATCTTTTGGGAAGACTTCAAAAGTCTTATGAGAATCTACCCAAATGGATGCAGCAAGGTGTTCAGGTTTGGAATAAAGCATCTCTAGAATTGGAAAATGGTTCTAAGATCATTGCTGCTTCAACCTCAGCATCCGCTGTCCGAGGAATGTCGTTCAACATCATCTTCTTGGACGAATTTGCGTTTATTCCAAACCACATTGCAGATGAATTCTTTAGTTCAGTATATCCAACTATTTCATCTGGTAAGACTACCAAAGTAGTTATTGTTTCTACCCCTAAGGGTATGAATCATTTCTACAGGTTGTGGCATGATGCCGAAAGAAACAGAAATGAATATGTTCCTACAGAAGTTCATTGGTCAGAAGTTCCAGGTAGAGACGCAAAGTGGAAAGAGCAGACCATTGCAAACACTTCCGAACAACAGTTCCAACAAGAATTTGAGTGCGACTTCCTTGGATCATCAGACACTCTTATCTCCAGTGCAAAATTAAGGTCTTTGGTTTTCGAAAGTCCTATAAAAAGAAATAAAGGTCTTGATATATACTCAAACCCAGTTCCAGAAAGAAACTATTTTATTACCGTAGACGTTTCTAGAGGAACAGAAAATGATTACTCTGCATTTATTGTATTTGATATTACAGAATTTCCATGGAGGATTGTTGGCAAATACAGAAACAATCAAATCAAACCTATGCTATTTCCAAACATCATTTATGATGTAGCAAAAGCATATAATCAGGCATATGTTTTAGTTGAAGTAAATGATATTGGTGAGCAAGTTGCCAGCATTATGCACTTTGATCTAGAATACGAAAATATTCTCATGTGCTCTATGCGAGGTAGAGCAGGTCAAATTGTTGGTCAAGGATTTTCTGGAACAAAATCTCAACTTGGACTTAAGATGTCCAAGACCGTTAAAAAGATTGGTTGTTCAAACTTGAAGACTTTAATTGAAGATGATAAGTTGCTATTCACAGACTATGAAATTATATCTGAACTTACCACATTTATTCAAAAAAATCAATCATTTGAAGCAGAAGAAGGGTCAAATGATGACCTGGCAATGTGTTTGGTAATATTTGCCTGGTTAGTTGTTCAACCATACTTCAAAGAGATGACGGACAACGATGTTCGTAAGAGAATTTATGAAGAACAGAGGAATCAAATTGAACAAGATATGGCCCCATTCGGATTTATTTCTGACGGTCTTGATGATGACATTGCTATTGTAGATTCTCAGACTGGAGATCGATGGATAAAAGCATCGGACAAGAGTTGGAACGTAGATGAATATGGAGATAGGTCTTACATGTGGGAGTACGGCTAGGTTTAAAAGGAATAATTTATAAATAATCTATAGAGCAATGAAGATTCATCAGAGGAATTAAAATGCCTATAGGTTTAGTGTCACCTGGAACTAAGGTTAGAGAAGTTGATTTAACACAGGGTCGTATCGACAATGTAGTTTCAACTACTGGTGCTATTGTAGCACCATTTTACAGAGGTCCTGTAGAAGATCCTATTCTCATTGAGAATGAGCAGCAATTAATAGATACATTTGGTAAGCCATCTCAAAACGATGCTCACTATGAGTACTGGCTTTCAGCATCTAATTACTTGACCTATGGCGGAAATCTTCGTGTTGTCAGAGTAACTGGAGACAATCTTAAGAACGCAAATGCTTCTAATTTATCTGGAGGCAGTTCTTCATTACTCATCAAAAATTACGAAGACTATCAGAACAGTTACAGTTCTGCAACTGGTTGGAAATGGGCAGCAAAGAATCCAGGATCCTGGGCAAACGATGTCAAGGTTTGTGTAATTGATGCGTTTGCTGATCAAATTATTACTGGGATCAGTACTGGATCATTAACTGCATCAACTACTACAACTAGCACGATTGCAACTGGTGTTGGTACTTTTAGTGAGCAGTATGACACCAGTATTGGATTTACTACTACAAGCGTTCAAGTTGGTGACTCTGTTAGTGGAACCTACGTATCTGCAGGAACAACGGTATTTGCTATTGGTGTAGGTACAATTTACTTATCACAACCAACTTCAATTACTGGTGTTGGGACAACATCTTTAACTATTACTAGAACCACTGTAAGTGGTACAGCATCATATGATGCTGTTAGAGTCGGAACAGCAGTAACTCAAGCAATTTCTGGAGTTGTTGCAGGATCTGGAACAACCACACTCTTAGATGGATATCTTAGAGGAGTTGTCACTGGAGTAGGAAATACACTGTCTGTAAACTCTGTTGGAGTTGGAACAGATACTATTACGGTTAAGATTACAGATCACGTTTCTGCTGCAGGAACTGTAACTCCAGTATCATATACTCAGTCTGGAATTTATGCCTTTGCTGCTGGTGCGATTGGAGTAGGAACTCAACCAAATACACTTCAAACCGCAGGATCTGTAACTGACTGGTACGATCAACAAACTCTCGGATTAGAAAACGCCAATCTCTACTGGAAAGAAGTTGCTGAAAGGCCATCAACTTCAAACTATGCAACAAGCAGAAGTTCGAAGAACGATGAAATCAACGTCGTAGTTATTGACGACAAAGGAACTATTTCAGGAACTCCTGGAACAATCTTAGAAAAGTTTGTCGGTCTTTCTAAAGCAGCAGATGCCACAACTGCGAATAACGGTCCTATTTACTATAAGGACTTTATTGCAGATAATTCTGCATACCTGTTCCCAGGATTTAGAGAAACTGGAGAAGCAACTGGATTTAGTGCAGGAATCACCACAGTAACTGAAGCAGCAGGTGCTTGGGGATTAAATGCTCAAGGTGTTACTTTCCACGCAGTTGGAAGAGCAACTTACAAACTTGCTGGAGGAAATAACTACGGAACAAGCGATTCAGCAGATCCAAGGTTCACTACAACTCTTGCAGATCTTATCACTGGTTACGAACTCTTTACCAATAAGAGAGAGTATCCTGTAGATTACCTGATTCAAGGTCCTGGATTTGGAACAAAAGAAGAAACTCAAGCAAAAGCAAATAAACTAATTAGCATTGCTGAGTCAAGAAAGGATTGTATCGCTGTAATTTCTCCTCAGAGAAGTGCAGTTTTGGTAGATCCTGGAGCAAATGGACAAAATCCATCCCCAATTTCAAATAGCACCACTCAAACAAATAACGTACTTGCATTCTATGAAGGTGTTTCATCATCTTCATATGCAGTATTCGACACTGGATACAAGTACATGTTTGATAGATTCTCAAACAAGTTCCGCTATGTCCCACTGAATGCAGACATTGCTGGTTGTATGGTAAGAACCGAAATCAACGATTTCCCATGGTTCTCACCTGCAGGAACAAGAAGAGGTGTTATCAACAATGCAGTTAAACTTGCATTCAATCCATCTCAAGCACAAAGAGATCTTCTCTATCCTAAGAGAATTAACCCAGTTATCTTCTCATCTGGTGCAGGAGTCATTCTCTTTGGTGATAGAACTGGACTCTCAGTAGCATCTGCATTTGATCGCATCAACGTTAGAAAACTCTTCATGACTATTGAAGAAACGATTGAAAGAGCATCCAGAGCTTCTCTGTTTGAATTTAATGATGCAGTCACAAGAACAAACTTCGTCAATATCGTTGAACCTTATCTTCGTGATGTTCAAGCGAAGAGAGGAATTCAAGATTTCGTCGTCATCTGCGATGAAACCAATAACACACCTGATGTGATTGATGCAAATGAGTTCAGGGCAGACATTTATGTCAAACCTGCTCGCAGCATCAACTTCATTGGTCTCACCTTTGTTGCCACCAGAACAGGGGTATCCTTTGAAGAGGTTATTGGAAGAGTTTGATAATAACCCCGCTTATTTTATAAATTAAAGTATAGACATCG